GTATTGGTGCTAATGCTTTACATGGCATACACCACGGGGCAGAAAAATATAATAATTTCATTTTATCGTTTTTTTATTTATTCGGTTTTTAAAAAAGAGCCATTGTCTTTTTTTCCAAATTCTTATTTGGTACATTTTTAATTAAATCCCATCTGTAATACTCTCTAGAGATATGAACTGACTTTGGTTGTTCCATTACGTCAAACGTTAATTCTCCATCAGAGTTAAAGTAAACATCAGGATGCTTATAGCATTTCCATCCATTTGCTTTACACATAGATTCTATACCATTATTTATTTGTTTTACAAGAGCTGATCTTTCTGCCCAAGATCCAGCAAATGGTGTTCCTTTATAGTAACCAGTCTTTGGTAAAACTCTTGATTCATTTTCGATAGGTAGAACTTGAATTACTTCAATGTCTTCTACTCCGAGAGTTTGAAGCTTTTTAAGTTCAGCTTCATAGTTAGCTAATAAAGTTTCTACTGCTTTCTTAGGATCAGCTTGTCTCATCAAATGGTGACGAACATCGATATTGCCCATGTAAACTCGTAAGCTTTTGATCCAAGGATATACATAAGAATCTAATCCTCTTTTTAAAGCACCATGCATTGTTAAGCCATCGTGTCTTTGTGTCATGTAACCAGCTTCATATTGACTAAATGAGTGACTATCACCGAAACAAAGTTTATCAGTCTTTTCAATACAATCAATTCTAGGAATATCACCTTGAACAACCATTTCTTTAAGCAGATCAATTTCTGATTCTAGAGTTTTAAAAAGATCTGAACCTGTTTTAAGTCTTTGCTCAATAAGAGTACCAATACATGGCATATCATGATGCAAACTGTACATTCTAGTACCACATCTAATACGAATTAGTTGGTAATATAAATCATCGTTAGCACCACCAAAAATATTAAAGGTACCTTTGAATTCCATACCATGATCGATAAGAATTACATCATAACTGTCCCATTTTGTATCAACTGATGTGATAACTTCTACGTCTTTATAACCTGCATTTCTAACTTGATTTGCAATCATATAGCACCAACCAGCTTTATGTGAACTGATCTTAGGACTAATCTTTCCAACTAAAGAACAGATACCAATTTTGGAATCCATGTCCTTTACATAATCTGTTAAATAAGTAAGCTCTTGATTATTCATTTGTAATTGGTTTTTCAGTGTCTTTATAACCGAACTTCTCAACATAATTATCTAATGCACCTAAATAGGCCACAGCATCTAATAAGTTGTCTTGTTTGTAATTGTAAGAATGTCTGCTTAATTTTAATGCAACTAACGCAGCATACATATCAGATCCAGTGAATTCTTTACCAGTCATTCCACTTGCAATTTGAGCTGCTCTTCGCATGCCTTCTTCGAATGGACCATATTGACGTTCTTTCTCTTCAGATCTTTCGTTAATAATTTTGTTGGCTTGTTCTAAAATATTACTCATATAAGATTGTTTATGGTTTATATACGCGAATTTGTTATTGTTTCAGCAAAAAAAATCCTAGAGCAAAAACTCTAGGATCTTTTCTTTAATGCCACTTTGTTTAATACCTTCTCGAGATTTTGGTGTCAAGACAAAATTCTTGAGTCCCCATTCTCGATCCATTTTACCCCAATCTGGATCAGTATATGGCGCTCCCATATTGAGGTCGTCTATTGCTACCCAATGCGTAATTTCAGGATGATCGATTAGATACTGTCTAATCTCAATAGCTCGAGTTTGTTCTAGATCCCATTTTGGTGACCATACAAATACTTTTTCGCTGTACCATGTGCATGCACTTAAATCTGGTGTGTATGCAATAGGTTTCTTACAGATTCCTTTGGATTCGTAATATTCTCCCATCTCTTCACAATTGGCCCATCGTTTCCAATCTGAACTTACAACAATCTCTGCTCCAGTTTGTGTAATAATATCATTAAGAATTTCAATAGCTTTTTGATTGAAATTATCAAAACGATATTCTAATGGCATATCTTTAGCATTATCAGATGCTTTTATACCTTCAGCTCTTTGACGCTTCTTATATCGACCACCCCATTCCGTAGCTAAACATATAACTCCATCGTGGTCTAAAAATATTACTTTCATGCTTGTGTTTCTTTATAATACAAATCAACTAGACTTTTGTTTAAAATTTCTATTGCTTTATCAGCAAGTTCATCTGTTAATCCAGTCATGTGAGGAGTCTTGATAAAATGCTCACGTTGGCCATATAGCATATCTGAATCATCATCTAAGATAATATAATTCTTAACTTTAGCTTCGCCGACATATTTAATCTGCTCTTCTTTACTCCAATTAATTCTTTGAAAATCACCATGATTATCTAACCACCAATCAATCTCACAACCTCTTGGCATTCTATAACCATCCATGCCTTCGTATGGTTTATTACTCCACAGATGTGGCGTTAAACCAATAACCTCACCAATAACACCAACTGAATTCAATAATTTTTGTAAACTTTCAATGGTTTCTCCTGATCTCCAAGAAGAACTTACAACTATTTTAGCTTCAGTTTTCTCAATGATTCTATTTAATCGAACTACAGCTCTGGGATCAAATTCATAAAATGGATATTGAGCATTGACAGAATCCATTGCAACATTATCTCGACGATAAACATACCAATCATTTGAATTTAGTACACCATCTATATCTAGAAAGATTACCTTCATTATTTTACGTCTTTTAATTCTGTTCTTAATCTACCTATTGCCGCATCTAATGTATTGTAAACTGGAATGTTGTATCGGCTACAAACAATATCTACATTGCCTTTACGCCAAAATTCATCAGGACAACAAACAATCATTTTTGTAGAATCAGCATATAAGCCAAGTTCTAATAAGCTAATTGGACTCTTTGTCTCTGGTGAAAAGTACATAAAGATAATATCACATAAATCTAACATGTTCATTTCCCAATTTACTTGTTTGCTAAATTGAGGATTAGATTCCTTTTGTTCCCAACTAGAATCCCAATCATCTCGACGAGGATTCAAAAATGTCAACGCATCTCGATCTTTAAATAATTCAGGTATTACTGATTGCCAATCTTCAGCAGCTCCCATTTCAATAGAACCTGCTAAGAAAACTGTTACGTCATTGTCGAGATTCCACGTTGGCATTAACGGTGCTTTAATTACTTCCATCTTGTGTGTTTTTATGTATTGGATTTTTACAATTGCCTTTGTGAGATCCCCATTGCATTTTACCAACGCCAACAACAATATATTCACAGCCTTCAAGAGTATAGACACTGTAATTCTGATCCCAGTAGCGTGAAGCATTATCAAGCTCCATTCGATGAGGATCTGGTTTATTTGAAACTTGTACAGTACCTTCACAACTTGTAACCAAAAAGGTTACAAGTGCTGCGAAGATTAATATTAATAATGTTATATTCTTTCTATTCATTTTTCTAATTTTTTTGAGATAAACATAAGACCATTCCAAACCAGTTTTAAAATCATCATAAACCAAAATAAAGGCCACGCAAAACTCATAGTTGTATAAGCTTCAGAATTTGACTCATAATCATCAGGCCATAAATCTTTTGGATCTGTATTATCATAATGGTCAAGGTCTAATTGCTTTTTATAGGTATGCATCGCCCAAAGCGATGCAAAATAACCTATAATATAAATTGCTAAAAATATCATGTTCAATTATTTTAAACGTGCTCTAATTGCAGTAAGAGTAGTTTGGTTTTCAAATTGACCATTTTTGTAGATAGTCTGTAATTCACCTTTAGCTTCAGTTTCCCAATCACAATGATCGTATAATTTGTAAGCTAAATCATCTTCGTTTTTGAAGACGCTTAACAAACCTGTTGCAGATTTCTTAGTTCCATCGTCAGTGATTGGATTTTTGAAGATTTCACGTCCTTCACCTTCTACTTCAACATAAGTTGCTTTCATTGCGAAACCAAATGTATCACGAGTATTAAATTGGTATGTAAATGAACCAATACCCAATACTACATTGGTTGAAGCGAATCCTTTAGCTTCTAAACGCTTACAGATTTCTTCAGCTCTTTCAATTGTAATTGAATCTCCGTAGATTGCTCCGATGTGACTATCAAGAACTTTATAACCTTGTTCGTTGATAGTTCCTCCGAATACATCCCAAAGTAATTCAATTACTCCTTTTGCTTCAGCATCAGATGCACGATATTTTCTAGCATCAATTGGGTTTCTGTATAAAGTGTCTGGTTTTTCAAAACCACAAATAATATCTACTGGATCTCCAGAGTCAGGGCGAATAACTACTTTACCATCTCTTGCTAAAATCTCTTCTTTAAGAGTAACAACGTGCTCAGTACAAACTTTCCATAAATCCCAAGTATCTGACACGATAGAAAGAATTCCCGTTGGATATGTCTGCATCAAGTTTCTAAATGTACCAACCTCATCTTCTTTAGTTCCAGCACACATTACTGAGTGTTCTGTTGCATTCACTGAACCGGCAACAAATTCTGTTTCGTTATAGAATTTACGAGCACCGAAGATAGCAGGCAAACTATCAGATCCACTGAATGAAGTTAAGTGACCAAGTCCTGAACTAATTACAGCGTCTACTGAATCCATACCTCTCATTGAGAAGTCATGTCCTTGCCAATCAATAAACCAACTGCGTTCAGCGTCAGTCTTTTCTTGCCATTTAGTCAATACCTTACGATATTGGTATGCAATCGTAGCTGATGTCATTGGTTTCCACAACAAGTTAGAAATAATAGTTTCCAAATAATTTGTAATCCAATAGAATTCTGGAAGTGTATTGTAGATTGTCAATACTGGCACTTTCATTGGCACCAAAGTTCCTTCTTCGATTGCTTTAATGTGAATAGGCAAATAACCTAAATCATGAAGAGCTTCAAAATGAGCTACGTCATAGTCAGTATTTAAGTACATTGACAACTCACGTTTCATTTCTCCACAAACTTCGTCTTTTGGACGATTGAAGAACTCATTAGCAAATGCATCATGAATTTGCTTAACGATCATTTGCTGACCAAATGATACAAGTTGATCGCAACCTTTAGGTGCGTATTTGTTACTTCGTGGTGTGAAGTTTGAGTAAACTAAAGTTGTTCCTTTTGGATACTGTTGGTGGTGGCCTGTTTTGTAGCCGTCTGTTAATAATAATGGATTCATATCTTTTTGTTTTTAATTATAGAGTAAATATACAACAAACTTTTGACATAAAAAAATTTATTTTCAAAATGTTCGTAACTTTATGCTTCTACCTTGGTTTTTAATAAGCCTTTAATAAATTCTCGATCTTGAGTAAATGTAGGTGTTTCAATATCAAGTTCCCATACGTTTCTTTTGTAAGTATCACTTTCTGAAATAACTACTGTTTTGTGCGTTACTTCGGCTTGAGTGTTTCTTCGTACAAAGACCTTTTCTACCTTCTTAATAATGCCACCTCTTTTTAAACGCGGTGCATAATCATTCCAGTTGATTCCCTTTTGAAAAATCAGTTCTTGCATTTGATCTGTCTTAACTCCGTGTAATTCTTTAGGA